AATACATCTTTTGTACCTGAAGCAAAGTTAACAGCTGCATCTGAATTAGAACTGGAGATAACTGTAGTTCTAGTTAAGTTTGCACTTGACCCATCTAATGTTCCAAGTCCTACTTCAAACTCTGTTGTACCTTGATTAAAGATACAATAGTAAGTTGTATTACTGTTTCCTATGCCTTGTGCAAAAGTTTCAAAACCAGTTACTGCTGCTCCAAGTGCCATTGCACCTGTACCAGTAGTTGTGCTCGTTACTTTTACTCTGTCGTTTATTACCAACGCCATAAATTTTCTCCTTAACTCATACTAATAATTGCATTAGACGCAGTAGTCGGATCAGGAAACGTAATAGTAAAATCACCATTCGTTGCTGTCTTTGCTCCGCCAAAATCTAAAACTACTACTAGTCTATTTGCTGTACTATCAACTGTATCTGTATTGTATATCGCTGCATAAGCTGCAGTAAAAGTTGCACTTGACCAAGTCACATTATCAAAGTCAACTGAAGCAACTGCAGTAGATGACACAACTCCAAGTCTAGTTAAAGTTTTAACTGCATAGTTAGAACCTCCACCTGAACTTACTTCATCTGTAGCTGAATATACCGTGCTTGCTGTTGTGTATGGAAAGGATCCACTCCCAACATATAGAGACAGTTTAAAAGTGTTTCCTCCTGAATTCTGAAAATCGTGTTGTCCAGAAAAGAGTGCACCTCTAAAACTAAAAGGTATTATATTTGCCATGTTTGTTTATCTCCTTAATTATTAATAACTTGATGGTGATTCTGATTTTAAAGGAATACGAATAACACCATCATTGTATTCGTTTCTGCGTCTACGACCTTCTTGTTCAATCGCATACGTTTCAAGTGCTTCTTTATATTGCCCTTGGTACAGTTGTATCATATCTGTCGGACCTTTCAAGTACCCATATGCATTTACTAAAGAAGCGTATAAAAGTAAGTCTTGGTATTTGTTTGATAAATAAGTACCAGTTCCACTAACTGTAGCGTCAGTTAAACTAGTAGGTTCCTTATTGTAAGCAAGAGTAATACTATAAGTAGCATTAGGTGTAGGTGCTACTACCCAAAAATTTTCATCCCAATTACCATAATATTTAGGTATACTTGAAGATTGAGTATTTGGAGTTTTATAATATTCAGCCATAAAACTTGGGTCTCTTTGATTTAAAAAAACTTGATTTCCAGAAGAATCTGTAAGTTGTACATATCTAATGTTTCTAAGATCTGCTGGAATAGTTACATATCTATTTCCTACAATTAAATTAGATGTTGCATAAAAACGTTCTAGATCTGCATCAACAGATCTGTAAATTCTATTTTCTGCGTTTTGAATAAATTTATTTAAAACATTTGTTGTAAAAACATTATCACCAACTTCAGTGTATCCTTTTATGTCGTCTTGTAAATTTGTTAAAGTGTAAGCCATATTACTGAGGTCCTATTGTTTTTAATGTTACTGGTCCTGAGGATGTATTATAACCTCCTCCACTAATTTGTCCAGTAGTTGCTGTATCAGATCCTCCTTGGTCTGAAGTATCTGTATTGTAGTTATTTAAAGGATCTTGAAGACATCTAATTGTAGCCCCTGCAGTGTGAGCTTTAGCCGTAGAAGAAAAGGAACCTCTTACAACTCCATCTAATACATTACTAGTTATTCCTGTATAAGCTATTAGTTCTGCTGCAATAATAATAGCATTAATTGGTGTACCTCCTGAAAAGAAATCAACACTACCTGGAGTTCGTGGACTATTTATTTCAAACCCAGTTGAACTGGTTAAAGTAATTCCAGTAGTTTGAGTAGCATCAATATTTCCAACCAAAGTAGTAGTCGTGTTTGTAAAAATTCCTGGAGTAATTTTATGTCCTGAAACATCACAAATTTGAACTCCACTAAGTCCGTCAATTGTAGCTATGTTATTAAAAGCACCTGCTATTCCTGGTGGTCCTCTAAATCTTACATAACTAGAATGTTGTCTACCATGATTTTCTTCAAAAACATTTACAACAGCACTACCAGCAGTAAAACTTGTAATTGGATTAAAACTTAAAAACCTTAACGCATTTGATGGTGGTTGTTGTGGACGAGTTGTAGGTAAAGCAGTTGGGTCAGCGTGACTTGGTTTAGGATCTAGTTGTGGTTGTTTAGATTCAAATTCAGAAAAATGTACAAACAATCCATTCCATTGTGTAACCATTTCATTCCATGGAAATGCTTGGCCACTAATATCTGATATTGCTAATGCATATTTCCCTTGTGCAAATCGAGCCATAATTAAGTACCTGGGTAGTAAGATTTTGGTGTAATGAAAGTACTATTGCTTGAACCATCTGCCGCCTCCGCTCTTAGTAATTCATCTTCATAAATCATTTTTAAATTCTGTGTTCTCTCTGGAGAGTATTTTAAACTTAAATAGTAAGCTAAACCTGCACACATACAAGGTATATAAAAATAAGGAACATCGGCTGCATTAGTATAAGAACCAGCATCATCTATTCTACTCATATAATAAAACTGAATTCTATCTCCTGCTTCACTTGCACTAGGAGTTGTGTACAAAGTTATTGTAACTCTATCAATAAATCTTTGAACCCAATATTGAGAGGGTTGTCCTTGTGCTAATTTATTTGATAAAGCTGAATAAGTTGATCGTGATATTTTTGTAAGTGGACTATCTGATTGACTTGTTGTACCTGCACTACTTCTATAAGATGCTTCAAATATATCGTCAGTGCCATACAAAGCAGCACCTGCATTAGTTAATAAAGTTGAAGTGCCATCTGCTGCAGAACGATAACCAATATATTCATTGGTTCCTGCAACTAATGTCAAGTATCCATCAGCTATCTCCCAAAGGTGTATACCTCTGTTAGCCCATTCTTGAAAAAGAATATTTAACGATCTTCTTGCAGTTTTTAACTGATAACCAGCAACCCCTCTTATACCTATTCTTTCGTAAGCTTCTTCAATAATATCATCTATTGCAAAAGTCTTACCAAAGGTAGCTGTACCAGAAGTAGTGTTAGCCATGTTACGCTCCTGTGATAGTTAATGTAACGCTTCCGTCAGTTCCTGTTGTTTGTGATAATGTTGCACAAATTCCATCTTTAAACAAGATTCCAGAACCTGGAACGTACACTGCTAATCCTTCAGTATCGTATTTAAATGTCGCTTTTAAATTACCTGCTGCAGCCCCACCTGTTGTAGCTGAGTCATGTAAAAGTAAAACAGAACCTGCTTCACCTCTACCTTGAATAGAAGTAACTCTAGCTCTACCAGCTCTCAACAAAGTTATAGTACCCGTATCTTTTTGTAAGGTTGTTTGGTCGCTTGAAAATGATCCTCCGCCTGCCATAATTTTTCTCCTTTTAAATTTTATATGTGGGCCGAAGCCCACATTAAATTATTAATTAAACTACGCTGCTGTAGCGTCCCTTAAATTATTAGCTTGTAAATATGTAAATGTAACAGTGGTTTGTCCTGTCGGAGCACCCGCAACTGCACCTACTGTAGTTACTGTAGCTGTAATTTGAACATCAGAACCAAATCTATCAGCTTCATCGAAAGATCCAGTTGCTAAAGTAGAGTACTCTGCTAAAGCTTGACCATTTTGAGCAGCTAAAAAGTATGCAGCAGATCCTGTTTTCCCCATTGATATAGTACACGAAGTACCATTATTATTAACTACTGAAGTTCTTATTGTAGCTGTAAGTAATTGTGAGTTTCTTGGTATTACACCTACATTGAATGTAGTTGCTCCGGCTGCAATTGCAGTGTCAATCATAATTGATTGAGACATTACAACTTGACCTGTGTTTCTTACATTATTGCCAAGTGTTGTTCCTGTTGTATTTGAAATCGTTCCCGCTTTTATCGGTCCCGAAAATGTAGTTGTTGCCATATTAATATCCTCCTAGATATCTGAATACTGTCCCTAGGGTTGTCGACTATATGCGTCAGCATTCATTATTGTTAAATATATAGTGTGTTTTTTATATACTACTTTTTAATAGAGTGCAAGAGAGCCTGTAATGTGGAGTGAATTTTCCAACGATGTAGCTTTTTTATTAAGTAGCTACAGAAACTTGTGGAGCAGCGCCTTCAACGCTATTTTGTCTGTGAGCAATTTCAGCTTCTTCAAGCTTGATCTTAGTAATGACTTCCCTAACTTTGTCATCAATTCTGACCATTTCAAGAGTATACCTGTCTTCATTAATATGCTCCTGTTCCCACTTCAACTCCAAGGACCTTTTTTGTTTGTATAGGTCTTGTATCATCAATAACCTCCTCATAAGTTATTCGATTTATCTCGTTATTATAGTTATTTCCGAGATACTCCCATTTTATACTTTTTTCTCCTAGCTTGTCAAGTATAGCTTTTTCAACACTTTCAGCTGTATCTTCAACATGCTCAATATTAAATTTAGCATGATGATCGTAAGCCCAGATATTTATAGAAGTTTTTTTCATTTACACACCTTTATATGTAAAAAAGAGGCCGTTTTTAGGCGGCCTCTAATTAATTAATTATTAAGCACCTGCAACGCCGTAGATACCTCTATAGTCAGAAACTCCAAAAGAGTATCTTTCTCTAGCTTTGTATCTTACGTTACCAGTTGAGAAGTCACCTTCCATTTTAGTTTGGATAGGTAGTCTCTCAAAGTACTTCATTCCATTAGGAACATCAGTAATGATGTAGTAAGAATCAGGATCAGTAAGATAATGATTTACTCTGTAACCTTCAGGAACCATTCCCATGTTTTTCAGTGCATTGATATCATTATCAGCTGTTCCAACTCTTCCTTGAGACTTTAACAATCTCTCAGCGTTAAATTGATTTTCAGAAGGAACAATCATTTTCATTCCTCTAGCTGCAATTTTTAAACCTCTTTCATCAGTCATTCCAGCAATGTCAATCATCGCTTGTTCTAATGAAGTTTCGTTTAAATCCGCTGGTGTAGTAAGCGTGTTAGAAACGTTAACTGCGATCGTTGGGTGAGCTGTGTTGAATAAAGAAACGCCATCACCTGAATCAAAGTTATCCACAAGTGGTAAACCTTGGTTAAGTGGTGTAGCTGCTTTAATCTGTTTAGCGTTTGCCATAGATCTAGCTAAAGCTTTTGTATATCTAGACGCAAGTCTATCATACAAGTTGTCTTCCATTGCTTCTTCAGTTAAAGCGAATGCAAGAGCCACAGTTTCATTTGTGTATCTTGCAGTGTATGTTTCTTGTGCGTTGTCAAATGCAACTGCAGAACCTTCAGGTTTTACATAAGCATTAGCAAAGCCAGATAACATCACTTCTTCTTCAAAAGCTCTGTCTGATGTTTCTTTTGCATAAATTTCTTCATGCTCAGAATCATATCTTTTATACTCAAGGCCGAACAAGGCGTTTAAACCTGGCTCAAGCTCTTTTACGAGTTGTTGTCGTGATATAGCCATAATTTATACTCCT